CGGTCATCCTTGCCATTGCTATGCTCCAAAATGCAAGGAGTGTATTAATGATGTTTGTACAAAGTGTGACTGTAAAGAAAAATAAAAGAGAGTACCATGTCAGATCTGGAAACAGAAGTTAAGATTCTGCAAAAGGATCTGATTACATTTCAATCTATCCTGGATAAGTTCGATACCACAATATCGAAACTTACAGAAATAAGCAATAATCTAGCAAAAGTTATTGCTGTCCAGGATAGTAAAATCGAATCACAAGAAAAAGCAATAGAAATTATTCATAGAAGAATAACAGACACCCAAGAAGAATTGGGTAGTCAATTAAACGAACACTATAAAGTTATCTTAGAGAAAATCAAAGAATTACAAAACGAACAAAAAACTCATGCACATGAGATGTCATCTAGAGTTGATTCACTAGAGAAATGGAGATATACAGTTATTGGTGGTTCTATTGTTTTAGGTTTCTTACTTTCTAGAGTAGATTTTATCAATAAGATTCTAGGGTGACAATACAAATTGTAGTACCTGTCAACCGTTTTGTCAACTAAAAAATGTAGTTGACAGTAATAATTTTATCATGTATACTTCTATCATATTGGAGGTACGAATGCTTTGGATTGACACAAAATACGCAGGTCTTATTTCGCCAAAATTAGATAAATGGAAAGTTAAGCAGACAAATCCCTTTGTCGCTAATTTTCGTTGTCCTATTTGTGGTGATTCGGCTTCTAATCCTAATAAAGCCCGTGGTTATCTTCTTCAACATAAAAACAGTATGATGTTGAAGTGTCATAACTGTGGAATTTCTATGGGATTAGATAAGTTGATAGAAAAACTTGATTCTTCTCTATATCAACAATATAAATTAGAAAAATTTGGAAAAAAATTTGAGAAAAAATCTTTCGATTTTAAACCTAAATTTGAAACAAAAAGTATCGAAGACCTTCCAGATTTTGTCGAAAATATCACAAATCTAGATGTAAATCATCCGGCAGTACTATATTGTAAAAGTAGAAAACTACCAGATTATAAATTAAAATACATCTACTATATTGATGATGTCTCAAGAATTACAGAGGTAGTAGAGAAATATAAGAATCGAATTAAGACTAACGAAGGTAGGATCGTATTACCATTTTATTCAAAAAATAATGATATAGTAGGATTTACTATGAGAGCGATTGATAAAAATCCTCTTAGATATATAACTATTCGACTTCGTGAAGATGAACCTATGATATATGGATTGGAACGGATTAATTTAAAGAAAAAAATTGTATGTGTAGAAGGTCCTATTGATAGTTTATTTTTGTCTAATGCAGTTGCTGTCAGTGGTGCTGACATGAAGAAAGCCACGGAGATTTTACCAAAAAACACTATTTACGTTTTTGATAATCAACCTAGAAATAAAACTATTTGTAATTTACTTGACAGAATGATAAGAAACAATTATACTGTTTGTATCTGGCCGAATAATCTCTATGGTAAAGATATCAATGATATGGTTTTGACTGGATACAGTGTCGAGAAAATTATATATAATAACTCATATTCAGATCTAAGTGCTATGTTAAAATTTAATGAATGGAGAAAAGTGTAATGTCATGGCCACATAAGAATAGACCAAGAAAAGGTCGTAGAAAAATTGGATCAACCAAACGTAAGAATGCCAGTAAAAACCGTAAGAGGAAATAATGTTTAACGAAAAACATATGTTCTATATAATTATAGCTACAATAGCCATAATTATTGCTATTCATATTCCTATGAATGTTAACGCAGAAGAAATCAAAATTAAAGATATATATAAAACCCAACAAAGAGCGATACCTAAAGTAGAAACTGTATGTACAGATAGACAGGTTCCGATATATAATAATCAACAATCATCTGATGGTTCTTCAATTTTAGGAACTATCATTGGTGGTGTAACAGGTGGATTACTTGGATCTACAGTAGGTAAGGGTACTGGAAAGAGTGTTGCTATAGGTGGTGGTGCTGTTGCTGGTGCTTTAGCTGGTAATCAAGTTGGTAAAAACATGGGTAGTAGTAATGATGTTGTTGGATATCAGAATGTACAACAATGCACTCCTCATACGAGGTATGATTATGTAAATGAAGAAATATATAGTCATAGCGAAATCACTTTCTGGTACAATGGACAATATAAAACATTAACATTTATTAAGTGAGGTTTTATGGAATATTTTGATTATAGTACACGATTGATTTCTATGACCGAACCGTTGATTGATGACGTAAATACATCCGAAGAACTTGTAGCATTCTGTGCAAGAGTTTCAAATCCAACAAATCAAACAAACAACGAGACCGCAGGAAAACTTCTATATTATTGTAAAAAGAATTCTCATTGGTCTATCTTTGAGATGGTAGACGCAACAATTGAGATTAAGTGTACAAGAGATATTGGTAGACAGATTCTGCGACATCGGTCTTTCAGTTTTCAAGAATTTAGTCAGCGATATGCTGAAGCACAGGATTTTACATGGAGGGAACCAAGACTACAAGATACAAAGAATAGACAGAATAGTCTAGAAGGAGTAGACAAAGACACGAGAGATAATTGGCAATTGATACAGACAAATGCTTTAGTTCAAGCCAAGAAAGATTATCAATGGGCATTGAATATGGGTATTGCTAAAGAAGTAGCAAGGTCTATTTTACCAGAAGGGCTCACGATGTCTACAATGTATATGAAGGGTTCTCTTCGTTCTTGGATTCATTATTGTGATCTTCGTATGGGTAATGGTACACAAAAAGAACACAGATTAATCGCAGAAAGTTGTTGGCAACTACTATCCGAGAAGTTTCCAACCGTATTTTTAGAGGGAAATTAAATGCAAAATCATCTTCCAACCGAATATCAACAGTTTATTCATCTATCACGTTATTCACGTTTTATGTGGGATCAGGGTAGACGTGAGAGTTGGACCGAGACAGTAGGTCGTTATTTTGATTTCTTTGAAGAAGATCTACAAGACAAACATAATTTTAAGTTAAGTAAGAAGGATAGAGACGAACTAGAAGATGCTGTATTAGATCAAAAGGTAATGCCCTCTATGCGATGCCTTATGACTGCTGGACCAGCATTGAAGAAAGAGAATGTTGCCGGTTATAACTGTTCATATCTTGCGATTGACCGTGTTCAAGCGTTTGATGAATTATTGTATATTCTTATGAATGGTACTGGTGTAGGATTCTCAGTAGAACGCCAGTTTGTTACTAAACTCCCCATTGTTGCCGAAGATTTCTTTGATTCGGATGTAGTAATCACAGTAGCAGATTCTAAGATTGGTTGGGCAAAGGCACTCAAGGAATTTATTGCTCTTCTCTATCAGGGTCAAGTACCTTCTTGGGATACCTCTAAGGTACGTCCGGCTGGAGCACCATTAAAGACTTTTGGTGGGCGCGCATCTGGTCCAGAACCACTTGAAGATCTTTTCAAGTTTGTAACCTCAATTTTCCGTGGAGCTGCTGGTCGTCGTTTATCTTCGCTTGAATGTCATGATATCGTATGTAAGATTGCTGAGATTGTAGTTGTAGGCGGTGTTCGTCGTAGTGCTCTTATCTCACTATCTAATCTATCTGATGATCGTATGAGACACGCAAAAGCCGGTCAGTGGTGGGAACAAAACCCGCAAAGAGCACTTTCAAATAACTCAGCATGTTATACAGAGAAGCCTGATATCGGTATCTTTATGGAAGAATGGTTATCCCTATATAATTCTAAGTCTGGTGAACGTGGACTATTCAATCGTGAATCTGCAAAGAAGCAGGTAACAAAGACAGGTCGTAGAGATGTAGATCATGAGTTTGGTACTAATCCATGTTCAGAGATTATTCTGAGAGACCGTGAGTTTTGTAATCTTTCAGAAGTTGTGATTCGTTCTACAGATAGTCTAGAAACACTAAAGGAAAAGGTACGTCTTGCTACTATTCTTGGAACGTTTCAGTCAACATTGACAAACTTTAGATATCTATCAAAGAAGTGGAGAGAGAATTGTGAAGAAGAACGTCTTTTGGGTGTTTCATTAACAGGGATTATGGACAATGATTTTACAAATGGAAAGAGTGAGAAGAAAGGTAACATTAAGACTCATCAAGTTCTACAGGAACTTAAAACCGTCGCAATCGAAACAAACAAAGAGTGGTCTAAGAAAATTGGTATCCCACAGTCAGTTTCGGTTACTTGTGTTAAGCCTAGCGGTACTGTTAGTCAACTTGTTGATGCTGCCAGTGGCATTCATGCACGACATAATCCTTACTATATACGGACGGTTCGTGGAGACAAAAAAGACCCTCTGGCGATCATGATGAGAGATGTTGGTTTTCCTGTTGAAGATGATGTAATGAAACCAGAACATACTTATGTGTTTTCATTTCCAATGAAGTCACCGGATAGTTCTGTGTTTCGAACTGATATGTCTGCAATTGAACAGTTGGAACTATGGAAGACTTATCAAGACGCTTGGTGTGAACATAAACCTTCTGTAACTATTTCTGTCAAAGAACATGAGTGGTTAGAGGTTGGTGCGTGGTGTTATGAAAATTTTGATTATATGTCCGGTGTATCATTCCTTCCTTACAGTGATTCAAGCTACCGTCAGATGCCTTACCAGGACTGCACTGAAAACGAATATCAGCAACTATTAGAGAAGATGCCAAAGAATGTGGATTGGGATCTTCTACAGAATTATGAGACAACTGATCTAACACTTGGAGCGCAGGAGTTTGCTTGCGCCGCTGGTGGATGTGAAATTATTTAAAAGATTAAAAGTAACTCGGAGTATCAAATGGAAACGATAACATGTGAGGAGTGCGGAGCAGAATTTGATATACAACATAATGAAATGAATAAGGTCGTATACTGCCCATTCTGCGGAGAAGTCATCCAACAAAATGAAGATTTTGATGAATGGGCAGAAGACCAAGAATTTTGGGATGAAGAAGACGAATAATGTATGATAATCCTTGGATGTACCAGGGAGAAGTATTTGATGAGAATTTAGTTGACAGGTATCATGGTTTCGTTTATTGTATTACTTGCCCCGATGGTAGAAAATATATTGGTAGAAAGACATTTTGGTTCATGAGAAAAACTCGTGGGGCGAAGCGGCGTAGTCGTATCGAAAGTGATTGGCGTGATTATTATGGTTCCAGTGATGTTGTGAAAGATCTTATAAATCAATCTGAGACAAGTAATTTTCAAAGAGAGATACTATCATTACATAAGACTAAAGGTGAAATGAACTATACTGAAATTAAAGAGCAGTTTCAGAGAAATGTTTTAGAATCGTCGGAATATCTCAATGATAACATCAATGGCCGGTATTTTAAATCGAGAGTGGATAAATGGTTAGAATAATGATGAAATGGAGCTGAATATGCAAAATGAATTGCCAGATCATTTGGGTGGTCAAAATGGTAGGAGTTGGACGGATGATGGATCGCTTAATATTATGTGGAATCTTGGTTGCCGAAAGATGCTTGATGTCGGCTGCGGATTTGGAGGTCAAGTTAAATTAGCAGAATCTCTTGGATGGGAATCTTATGGCGTTGATGGTGATTGGACAGTCCTTCCTAAAGAATCCAATTTTCATTTAAATGATTATACAAAAGGAAGTCCTACTTTAACTTATGAAGTTGATTTAATTTGGTGTGTAGAATTTTTAGAGCATGTAGAAGAAAAGTATATGGACAACTATATGTCTACATTTCAAGATAGTAAAGCAAAATATCTTATCGTCACCCATGCTGTACCAGGACAAGCCGGTCATCACCATGTTAACTGTCAAGAGGAAGATTACTGGCTAGATGCTTTCAAAAGATATGGATTTGAATATGATGAAACACTTACTAAACAAATTCGAGAAGAATCTACTATGAAAAAACCTTTTGTTGCCAGAACAGGATTAGTATTTAAGAGGAGTTAATAATGTTGTATAATGATGTATATAAAAGTTCTCATAAAACTCTAGATAGGTATCCTCTAAATGATGTAGATTTAACTGAGAAAGGTATTCATCTATATAGAAAACTTCAGGCAGAAATTAAACACTTTCAAAGATTAAAACAAGTTGACAAAGAGAACTTAGACTATTATAATGTAGGATTAATAGTTCATAAAGGATTTGTTGGTTCTAGTGTTGACGTTGAAAAGGCTTTAAAAGAATTCGAAAATTTCGAGGTAGCGGTATCTAAAAATTCTAACAATATTCTTTCAATGAATAGAGATAAGTCTAGATTATTATATAATATATCATTACTAATCTATCCCCACATTTATAAACTTATTGGAGGAGATGAACGAGAAGTAGAAACCAAGTTCAGAAATAACACATTTGCTCAAATCGTAAGAAATAGACCAGAAGATGACGATCATCAAAAATTAATGCATCTAGATACATACTTTCCTGCAATCAAGTTTTGGTGGTTTCCAAAGAAAGTCGATGATGGTCCATTAATGTTTGCTAAGGGTAGTACAAAATCAAACGAAAAAATGCAGATGTGGTATTATCAACAAAGTGTAAAAGCGTGTAAAAAAGAATACGAAGAGTGGAGAGCAAAAGATCATTATGAAGGATCGTTTAGAGTAAGTGAAGAAGAATTACAAGAGATGGGTTATGAAATGGAACCCATCTACGTAAACGAAGATACATTAGTTATTGCTAATGTTGGTGGTTTTCATTCTAGGGGTAATACAAAAGAATTGAATAGAAGAGTTGCTATTCATGGCAGTGTAAGATTAGATAATCCATTGGGAGATACAATATATGTTAAAGATATACTCAAAAGTTTATCCAGATAAGTTATGTCATATGGTATATCGTTCTGACGATTTATCAGAGAATAGAGAAGATGTTGCACCAGAAGATCAATTTATTCAAGTCTCGGCTTTAAAATTAGAAGCAGGAAAGACGTTTCGACCACATAGACACATTTGGAAAAATGCCCCTAGAAACCAAGTTGTCGCTCAAGAATCTTGGTGTGTTATGGAAGGTAAAGTAAAAGCACATTTCTATGACGTGGATGATACTATTTTAGAAGAAATTGTTTTAAATTCAGGAGATATTTCACTTACGTTTGAAGGTGGTCACACATACACAATTTTAGAAAACGCTAAAGTTTATGAATACAAAACTGGTCCATATGAAGGTGTAGAAAAGGACAAGGTATTTTTAAATGGGGACGTATAACGTTCGTGGTGGACTAGGCACTCAAATACTATCACTTTATACATGTTATGCCATAGCTAAAGAAAATAATACAACAGTAAATAAAATATTGTTTAACACTGGTGGTTATTGGCAAAATTCAGATATTATAATGGATGAAGATCGTATCTTTTTCGACGACTTTTTGACGTTCAAAAAAAGACCAGAAATTACTACGGTGATTGGTACTAATAAAACCAATCCTTTCAAAGAACCTAATGTTTCTCTCTTACTTAAATGGTGGGAAAATATTAATGAATCTGAAGTTAGTTTAAATTTGAACGGTTGTGATTATGTTAATTCTGGTAAAACTGTGATTCATGTCAGACAATCAGATAGACCTTTGATACCAATTGAAGTATATGATGAAGAAATTAGATATCATAAAAATCCTATTATATTATCTGAAGACAAATCTGTACATAAAAGATATGGTATTACACCAACAAACGATACTATAAAAGATTGGATGACTATATATCAAGCTCATACTATTATTGGAGGATTTTCTTCTTTTGCATTACTTGCTGGTATGTGGAACCCAAGTCTAAATGTTTATTTCTTTAATAAACTTTTGGCAAATCCAAATGTATCATTCGATGTCTGGAATATTATACATAAATTTGTAGAAAAATTCCCTAACATTAATTGGACATAATATAATGGAGTCTTAAAAATGAAAACTGTTTTGATACTCGGTGGCAGTGGTGGTATCGGTAAAGTTTTAACAAAAATTATGAAGGATAAATATAATGTTACATCTTTATCATCTAAAAATTTAGATGTAAGAAATCGTAAAGAATGTGATATATATTTTAAAACAAATCATTTTGATATTGTAGTAAACTTGGCAGCGTATAATGCTAATGGTTTTACACATAACATTGGTTACATTGATACTGCCAATCAAGTAGATACAAACGTTTGGGGTACTCTAAATGTAGTTCAACTTTGTTTGAAACATTTTATGAGAGAACGTGGTGGTAATATTATTCTCGCCTCTTCTATTCTAGCGGATAAAGCTCAAGTAGGAACTTCTATATATTCAGCAACAAAGGGATTTATAGAATCATATGTTCGTACCGTTGCCGCAGAAAATTTTAATAAGAATGTTTATATAAACGCTATTCAGTTGGGATACTTTGAAAAAGGTCTAACAGAAACTATTAGTGAAGATATTCAACAAGAGATAATGAAGAATATTCCCGCCAGACGATGGGGTAGAATTGAAGAAGTGTACAACACAATTGAATATATATTAAATACTAGTTATGTTTCTGGTCAAACACTTCGCATTAATGGCGGTCTGTTATGAATCCTGAATTAGTAGATCATGGTTCATTTTGTAAGTATAAAATAGAATCAACGTTTGGAGATTACGTTGTTCTAGATTATAACGTATTTTCTTCTGTTATTATGGATATTGGTGACTGGGTTCATATTGCTCCACAGGTTGTTATTATCGGTGGCAGGACTTCCAAGCTTGTTATGGGTCATTTTAGTGGTATCAGTGCTGGCGGCAAAGTTATTTGTGGTGGAGATGATTTTGCTTCTGGTTCTCTTATGAATCCACAAGTACCTAGTAAGTACCGAATTTCAAATATAACTACAGTAACATTCGAGCCATTTTCTTGTATTGGTGTTAATAGTGTTGTTATGCCTGGAATTACTCTAGGTGAAGGAGCAGTAGTAGGTTCAAACTCGACTCTTACTAAAGATGCCGAACCATGGACAATCTATGTAGGCAGTCCTGCAAGACCTATAAAGAAAAGACCAAACGAACTTGCTTATAAGTATGCTAGGGAGTTAGGTTATGACTTTTAATAAATTCTGGAATAGCAAAGGTTATGATATCATTGATTTGGAGTTGACTGATGCCGAAATTAATGGTATAAATGATGATGTGACAAACATTCTAGCACTAGAGAATAAGACGATTCAAGATGATCATTATCAATATACACAGTGGCCTAGATTATTTGAAGCGTGGAAAAAGAGTAGAAATATCGCCAATCTCTGTATGAATGAAAAAATACTTCGTCATCTAGAAAATTGGTATATGAAGAAGGCATTTCCGTTTTCTACAATCAATTTTACAGGTCCATCTAATCAACCCCTACATAGCGATTGTATTCATTTTCATACCATACCAGAGAGAATGATGATTGGTGTATGGGTTGCTTTAGAAGATGCGACTATAGAGAATGGTGCTTTGTCTGTAGTTCCAGGTAGTCACGACTGGGATATATATAACTATGAATCTCTAGGTCTTCCACATCCAGACGATATAGAGAATGGTGAAGAGATAAACTATAGAGAATATGAGAAGTTTATAGAGCATCTTGTTTTGATAAAAAAAGGAAAGAGAACTCCTGTTCCCGTGAAAAAAGGTGAAGCGATTATATGGGAAGCAAATCTTCTACATGGCGGTACATTTACGCCACACAAAGATAAAACAAGAAAAGCACAGGCGATACACTACTTCTTTGAGGGGTGTTCTGAGTACTATCATCCAATGTTCTCTAGACCTAGCGAAGGTAAGTATGCTAAAAAATGGTGTAACGAGAATAATAATATAAGAACATATCTGGAGGATATTGATGGTAGAATATAACGCATGGCCAATAGGACAACTACCTAAACATTTACAAAGACCAGAGCTAGACCAAATTAGAGAACTCGGTTACGATTGGAAAGATCCACGCGATGTAGTAGATATGTTTGAAAAAAAAGTTGCCAAATACGCAGGATCAAAGTACGCGGTTTCTGTAGACTGCTGTTCGCACGGTATCTTTCTAGCATTACAATGTATAAAAAGACACAGAAAAAATATATCAACTATTACTATTCCTAAACACACATATGTTTCAGTACCTCAACAGATAATACATGCTGGATTTAAAGTAAAATTAGAAGATAGAGAATGGTCAGGTATATATCAGTTAAAACCTTATAGTATATGGGATGGAGCTACTCGTTGGGAAAGAGATATGTATATGGGTGGATTTCATATCGTTTCTTTTCAATTAAAGAAACGAGTACCTATTGGTAGAGGTGGTATGATTTTACTTGACAATAAGAACGAATACGAGTATCTTAAAAAGATTAGATACGATGGTAGAGATTTAGATGGTAAATATGATGAAGATTCCTTTGAATACTTGGGATGGCATTATTATATGACACCAGAAGACGCCGCTCGTGGTATCATTATTATGGACCAGATTCCTGAATATAATGACGATAGTGGTGATTGGAAGAATTATCCTGATTTATCAAAAGCGAGGTTTTTTAATGAAAGCGTTAATTACAGGTATTAGTGGACAAGATGGTTCTTATCTTACAGAATATCTTTTAAGTCTTGATTACGAAGTACATGGTATTGTCCGTAGACATAGTGTAGCAGAAAATCAAAGTGCAAGATTAGAAAAATTCTCTGATAAAATTGCCGGTCTTCATTACGGCGATCTATTAGATGTACACTCATTATATGATATCATTAATAAAGTTAAACCAGATGAAATCTATAATTTGGCTGCTATGAGTCAAGTTAGAATTTCTTCTGACATCCCCTCTTTTACTATTAAAACAAATTCTCTAGGTGTTTTAAATATGCTAGAGATTACTAGTAAACTCTGTCCAGAAGCAAAGTTTTATCAAGCATCTTCTAGTGAAATGTTTGGTAACAGTGTAGATGAAGACGGATTTCAAAGACTAACAACACCAATGAATCCTGTCAGTCCATACGGCTGTTCTAAAGTTCTTGGTTATAATCTTGTAAGACATTATAGACACGGATATAATATGCTTGCTTGTAACGGAATTTTATTCAATCACGAATCTCCTAGACGTGGAACAAACTTTGTAACGAATAAAGTTGTGAAGAACGCTGTTCTAATCAAGAAAAACAAACTCAATAAACTTGAGATGGGTAATATGGATAGCAGTCGTGATTGGGGTCATAGTTCTGATTATGTTAGAGCAATGCACAAAATTATTAATCATAGTAATCCAGACGATTGGATTGTAGCAACTGGTAAATCCTATACTGTCCGACAAATGTGTGAATATGTCTTTGGCCGACTAGATTTAAATTATGAAGACTTTGTAGTACAAAATCCAAAGTATATGAGACCAGAAGAATTGAAATATCTCTGTGGTGATTCAGAAAAAACTAGAAAGATACTAAATTGGAAACCTAATTATACTTTTGAGTTGATGTTAGAAGAGATGATAGAATATTGGATGGGTAAAACATGAAAATTGTTTTCGCCTGTTGTGATCCTATCTATTTAAAAGAACACGGAGAGTCGTTTGCTAAGAGTGCGATAAAGAATGGCGAAACACCTTGGATTCATATTCTTTGTGACGAAGAAACGAAACAAGAGATTCTGAATCAGAATTCTTTTGATTGGCATATCGGGTGTCATTTTAGTTTTAGTGACATTGAACCAAAAGATCGCATGATGTATGCTTGTTCTAGATTTATAGTTGCTTCTGATATAATTAGACAAGACAATGTTTCTGAAATGTTGATTGTTGATATTGATGGATTTCTAAGAAAACCTATTGATTGGGACGATTTTAAAAATTGTGATTATTCAATTTTCACAAGAGATCCGTTACCAGGAACAGTAGGATGGGAAAATGAAGGAACCCATGTAGCTGCTGGTGCTATGTATCTGAGAAAGTCGGGTTATAGTTTCATTGATACCGTGGCACATAATCTCATGGAAAATATCAAAAAACATGGCTGTATTTGGTTTATGGATCAAGTCATTTTGTGGAAAGTTCATCAAAATATAAAAGACTTGAAGTTTGTTCAGATGCCCTCTAAGTATATTGATTGGGAGTTTAATGAAGACAGTATCATCTGGACTGGCAAAGGTAATCGAAAAAATCAAAAAAACTATCTAGAGGAACGCAAAAGTGCAAGTTGATATATACATGCCTAGACTAGACGTTATGTTTAAAGAAGGTCCTGTTCCAGAACAAAGAGGACCAATCGCTCCAATACGAGTCCATTGGATAAAGTTTATTGAACAACTATATAATGCTCATGACGTTTTAAAAGACGACGTAAGAGTCATTGAAGTTCCTTTGTGGCAGATTACGACTGAATTTGTAAAAGAACACAGCAAAGACGCTGATGTTTATTATATACCACACAAGATGGAACAAACTTGGTGGTTAGATAATCGTGTTAGATATTATATGCAGATGGTTATACCACATATCTTTTCTATTGATAGTAAAGGTTGGTGCGCTACTGCTTCATCTTATCCTATGGAAAATCTTAGTAAGAATACTGAAAGACACCATCTATTTGATAGAGTTGATTCTGGTGAGACAAAGTTTGATCAACCTAGTTCAAACGATACAGCTTTATCTTTCAAACCATATGTGTTTTTTCCTTGTCAGATACCACACGATGAGACTATCATATATCATAGTGACGTGAAAGTAGAAGAAGCTTTGGAGATGACCCTAGATTGGGCTTCAACAACTGCTAAGAAGGTTGTTATCAAAGGTCATCCTGTCAATCCAGGTTCTATGGAATCTATAAAAAAAGTTGCTAATCGTTATAATTGCGTTTGGGTAGATAATTTCAATATCTTTGATTTGATAAAAAATAGTGAGATGGTTGTGACTGTAAACAGTGGTGTGGGGTTAGAATCTATCTTAGCCGACAAGAAAGTTGTCACATTTGGTAGGGCAGATTATGATACCGTCACATGGAAGGTAAATCCTAAAGAATATCGTGATTCTTTATCTAATGCTTATAACACTGATTGGATTAATTTTGAAAGATACAATAAATTCATTCACACTTGGTATGAGACTCATTACGATTATACCAATCCAGAAAGTTTTAAAAAAATAAAAAATTTCTGTTGACATTTAATCAGCATGGTACTATAATGATTAAAGTGAGTGAGACAAAGAGGGTTTTTGAAATGCAATACACCGTGAAACAAATCCATTTTACCGACGATCAAATCAATCAGATCAACACGAATCCTGATGTGATTCCCGATTTCTATAAACGTTATCTTGACGCTACAATGTTTCCGAAGTCTGCGGAAGTGATTCAAGCCGCGTATGATGATTATAAAGTTGTCGCTAAGATTGATGCATACGATCTTGAAGAGGTGTTTAAGATTGGAAACGGTATGGGCGATAAAACTGCGATTACGCGCCTCGCACCAATGCACAGTGTGAGTGTTGGTGATATTGTTGTCACTGAAGATGGTAAGGAATACTATGTCGCCTCGTTCGGTTTCGAAGAGGTTTGGTAGTGGGGATTAAATCGATAGACAAATCAAGTCTAAATTGTCTTGGTTTAAAAATGATGAAACAAGGGGTTTCAGGTATTCTTCGTGATATCACGGTTGAAAAGATTACTGAGATTCTTGGTTTAGAACCTAATATCGATTATCGCCCAGCAGCACCGGGCAATAGTTATGTAAAGTCTTGGGGGTTTAAATGTGATATGTATGAGATTGGAATCTGGGATTTCAAAGGTTCTTACGAATATTTGGCAAATCCTTGTATTAATGTAAATGAGTTCAGTTTCTATGGAGACCTATGTCTTATGAAACGACTGTTTGGAAAATATATAAAGGTAGTATAATGGAAAAGATAATTGTCGCTGATTGCGACGGTGTACTTCTGAATTGGGAGTACGCTTTTGATTGTTGGATGAATGAACGTGGATTCTTCAAAGGTCCAGAGTCTGATCTCCAATATGAGATTGGATCCCGATATGGTCTCACAAAACAACAAGGCAAGAATTTAGTAACAGAATTCAATCAATCTGCCGCCATTGGTTTTCTACCAGCCCTTCGAGATGCCTCTTGGTACGTCAAGCGACTCCATGAAGAACATGGATATGTCTTTGATGTTGTAACCAGTCTCTCTACTGATAAACATGCTGCAATGTTACGTGAACGGAATCTTAAGAAGGTTTTCGGCGAGAACACTTTTCGTAATATCATCTGTCTTGCTACTGGTGCTCGAAAAGATAAGTATCTTAAAGAACACTACGAAGATTCAGGATACATCTGGATTGAAGATAAGGTAGAGAATGCAGACGATGGCTTTGATGTTGGTATGAAACCTCTTCTAGTAGAACATGGTTTCAATATGAATGAAAAGAATCTTTCATATCCAATCGTCAAAAACTGGAAAGAAATTTATGAAAGGATAGTTACATCATGACTGATATTGATGAAAAATTACTGAAACAAATATACGACGAGGTACTTGATAATACAGTAAAACACATTTATAATTGTAATGGTAATGGTCTTATAGTTGCAGGTGTAATGTTAGCCCTAGCATTGAGTATATACAAAACAATGTTGACAGAAGACGGATTTGATGATATAGTAGAAGGTATCGTGGCAAACAAACGTCATGTAAAGAAGTTCAGTGTTCCTACTACAACTAACAAAACGTTACATTAGTAAAGGAGTTGACCAATGAAAGTTTTTCTGGTCATTCTAACCTCATTTGGCGGTCTTGCCGGTGATATTAGATACGAACAAGAAACACCTTCTTACCGAGATTGTGCTATTGCTGCTGAATCTATCAAGAACAATCCCGGTAAGTTCTATAGTAATGGTGAAGAGTATACCTATAACCATATTGATGCATGGTGTGAATACCAATGAATATTTTTGCTCTGTCAATTTGTCCTGAAGAATCTGCACAGATGATGTGTGATAAACATGTTGTCAAGATGATTGTGGAAACTGCACAACTTCTATCAACAGCACATCGTATTCTAGATGGCGAACAATATACCGATAAGACTGTTAACGGTAGGTCTATCAAACGATGGCGACATCCTAATCATAATTTAGAATCTAGTCTCTACAAAGCATCACATGTCAATCATCCTTCTGCGGTATGGGCACGTGAATGTAACAATAATTACATTTGGCTACAATGTCATTTTGAAGCCCTGTGTAGTGAATATACATATCGATATCACAAAAAACATTTGACAGAAGAGAAACTCGTTGATATACTATCTCATGTACCAAATAATATTCAACGAACCAAGTTTACACCCATTCCACAAGCAATGCCTGATAAATACAAAAGTTCTCATTTCGTAGACGCTTATAGGAGTTATTATGTCGGTGAAAAAACAAGTTTCGCAAAGTGGACAAACAGACCAGTTCCTCAATGGTGGAACGATCCCTCTTATAAATCATGATGAAACAGACGTACAATGGCTTGAACCAATGCAAGCTAAATGTCTGTTAGAAGCTCCAAACTCTTCATGGAGATACGCCCATATATACTACAGAGAACAAGCAGCAAAGTGGGAAGAGAAACTAAGAGTACTAAACAAAGAACGCATTTTACGACAACTAAATCATTTATGAAAGGAAACTGAGTTGGGTAAGAAGAAGGCTTCAGGCAAACATTACGTATCTAATGGTGAACGTCCAAACGTTAACAGGTCTACTGTAAAGTCGGTCAGACGTAATATTACGCGAGTGGACCGATTGGATGATATTATGAAGGCGTGGCGACGTTTAGAGAATCCTTGGATTACGATTCCTAATCCAAATACGAAGGAAACAAACAAACGCCATATTCGTGTTCGCACTAATGACTTGTTTGGAGATCCAAAGGGAGAGTTTCGAATGGCGGTTAGTACGACATGACAAAGCTAGAAATATATACACAAAATGGATGTTCTTATTGTACAAGAGCAAAAACTCTTTATATAAGTAAACAGGAAATGTTTCCTGAATATGTTGAGTATAATATTTCTGAAAACGAGGTTTGGAAAAACGGATTGAAAAATAGAGTGCCAGATGTAAAAACTGTTCCTCAGATTTTCATCAACGATAAACATATTGGCGGATATGATGAGTTCTGTGATTGGATTGATAATCATTATAGTGGGAGTTGAGAATGCAAGAATTTGATCGTGATTTGTTGGTTCATGCTTTACGTACAAGTGTAGTTCGTCTTGAGTTTACTAAGAAGAGTGGTGAATATCGTGTAATGAAGGCTACTCTAAAGGAAGATATGATTCCATCAGAACATCAACCTTCAGGCGAAGGTGTTTTAAAGACAGCAGAAGTACGCCCTGTATATGACCTAGATAATATGGGTTGGCGATCCTTTCGTTGGGATAGTCTAAAAAGTTGGGCGGATTGGGAGAAATTTGAAGTATAAATAATATGATAATTTTGAAGGAGATATTATTAACAACAAAAAGGTAAAACTATGTTTAAATATATTAAATATCTATCTGTAGTTACTTTGTTATTTTTAACAACAGTTTCGGTAGCAAAGGCGGAAGAATCAACGACAAAGGCGTCAGAACTTGTTCCTGGTCTTGATTTTATTATTAGCGCAGACAATATGTATTCTGTTGAATCAGCAAATTTTAAGACTGAATTTGGTATAGAAGCGGAAGCTACTAATTTAGGTATTCTCGTGGGCTTGTATCCTTTAGTACATTGGGATTCACAAGATGCATCTGAATACAAAGCAGAGATTACTTGGGATCTTGATGCCGAATGGTTTCAACTATCTCCACACGCAGACGTTATCATGGACAGAAATTTAGAACATCAAGAAACAACAGTTGGTGTTAAAATCTCAAAAAGGTTTTAATATATTATAGGGGGTGAAATTCCCCCTATAATCATAATGGAGGATATTATGTCGCATAGAAAAGATGATTACCCAGATTTTATAGATGAAATTTATGTACCAAGAAAAAACGAAATCTGTGAAGAATGTCAAAGACCTGTTATTACATCTACATTAGATAATTGTCATAGATTAAATTGTCCATATCACAAAGATTATTTTACTGATTAAAGGTTTTTAAGAATGTCGTTGAAAGTAATTAAGAATGAAAGCGAGTTAAACAATTCTATTGGTATTGAGACAAACGAATTGAATAGAAATGCTATGGGTGGCACAGAGATGATGCAACATGCATTATATTCAAAGTTATCAAAGGAGTTGTTAGATAGATTCCAAATTATTCCATCTAGAGTTAGGAATATTGATCCTAATCGTCTTCCTATTCTCTGGTTGCACGATTTGGCGGAAGACCCTGAATCCAGGCACCTCAGTGATAGTGGAAATCGGAGCAGATTCAGACGACTTGTTTTTGTATCCCACTGGCAATTTACAACTTATCATAAAGTTTTAGGTGTCCCCTACAGCGATTCTATTGTTATTAGAAACGCTATTGAACCTATTCCTACTCACGAAAAATCAAAAGAAGGTCCATTGAGACTCATCTATCACACTACACCACACCGTGGTCTTGATGTGTTGTTAGCTGTTTATCAGAAACTATCTGAAAAATGGGGCGATAGAGTTCATCTAGATGTATATTCATCTTTTAATATCTATGGATGGCCACAGAGAGATGAACCATTTGAACAATTATTTCAAATTTGTCGTGATCATGAACATATCACATACCATGGAACTGTATCCAATCAAGAAGTAAGAGAAGCATTACAAAAAGCACATATTTTTGCATACCCCAGCACATGGCAAGAAACTTCTTGTATTGCTGCGATTGAAGCGATGAGTGCTGGTTGTTGCGTAGTTTGTCCATCTTTAGCGGCACTTCCAGAAACTACTTCTAACTTTTCTCTTATGTATCCATTTGATGAGGATAAGAATCAACACGCTCATATGTTCTACCAAGTTCTAAATGCGGCTATAGAATCATATTGGGAAGAAGATATGCAAACAAAATTGCAGTTTCAGAAACTCTACACAAACACATTCTATAGTTGGGATCTACGAGCACAAGAATGGGAGGGATTATTAAAATCCCTATTAGACCACGAAAAGTAATTATAGTTTGTTTAGAGGGTTATTCAAGGCTTTTTCTATAGTCTTGTTTACCCTATCTTCTAGTTCGCGAATATCAGATTCCACTTTTCTTCGCGTTGAATCCATTCTATCATCCGCAGAGTTAATCATCTCTCTCATATCTTTTTCAGTAGATCTCATAAGTTCTCTGATTTCGCGTTCTGTAGCAGTATTCTTTTTCTCTAGTTCGTATATCGTGTCTGATAATTGATTCATATCGTTCTTTAGATCGGTACGCATATCTCGCGCGGTTTCTTGAGCCTCACCTACTAGTACATATGACTCTTCGACCTTCTGTTTCAATAATTCTATTCTTTTATCGAAGCCAGAAAGATCAGGAGCAACATATGTTGTAATCTTTTGTTTCATTGTCGTATAATCTTTATAGACCTCAAAGGCGCCGTACAAACCACCAATTAAAGTGGATAGCGCCATTGCGACAGCAACCATCTTGCCACCCTTGAATTTAACTCCAGCAAATTCTATCTCTGCCATTTTACCTTGTACCTATTACCCTATTATTGAATTGTGATCTTTCTAACTCATTAAACTTCTGATCATTCATCAAGAATCGACTAATAAATCTGTTATCCTGTATACTTCCACCAGGAATCTGTGTTTGTTCATAAAAAGGTTTATCCTGTAACTGCACGCCAGTATAATCTTTAAATCCCGGAACATATCCCATCATAGCGACGATTGATGCCTGTGCTGCTACTTGTGTTTCAAGTGCTGCTGACTCACCCATCTTTTCTGCTAATGACTCAATACGTTCCTGTATAGCTTGTTTAATTCGTACTTCTTTAGAAGGTTTTTCTTTTTCCTTCTTTGCTTCTTTCTTTTTGGGTTCTTCTTTTTTCTCTTCTTTCTTTTCTTCTACAGCGGCAACTTTAATTTCTTCTTTTGTTTCTTCCTTAGTTTCTTCTTTGACTTCTTCAGTATTAGTCTCTACTTCTGCTGCTATCTGTTGTTCAATTTCTTGTTCTACCTCAGACTCAATCTCTGCGACTACTGCTTGTTGTTCTGCTGTTACAGCTTGTTGAACCTCTTGTCTAGTTTCTGCTTGTAAAGTTTCTACTCGTGCGGTAAACGCCGCTGTTGCTGTATCTAGTTGTGATACTTCTGGTATAACTACAGTTACATTAGGAATACCTTCAACTTCAACTACTGATGTTGTAATCTCTTCTTTATTTGTTTCTGTGACTGCAACAACTACAGTCTCTTCTGTTGGATTTGCTTCTGTTACTGTCTCTACTTGTTGTTCATCTTCAGCGGTTTTTGTTTCTTCTGCTTGTTTCTCTTGTTGCGCTGCTAGTGCTGCTGCATATCCATCACATATAGGACTAAACAAAGGATCTATATTACAGTTTCTAGCGATAACCGCCTGTTCGTAACCCGGACATCTTGTATCATATAATGGATCTAAAGAACACTGTTGATTGTAGTAAGCAGTTGCGTAACCAGGGCATTCTGTATCATAGAGAGCGTCAAGACTACATTGCTGATTATAATAAGCGGTCTTATATCCCGGACAACTAGAATCATATAATGGATCTAAAGAACATTGTTGATCGTAGTATGCCTGTGTGTATCCAGGACATTCACTATTATAAAGAGGATCTAAAGAACACTGTTGATTAAAATAAGCTTCTGCATATCCTGAACAGTCTTCGTTATATAAAGGGTCTAAAGAACACTGTTGACTAAAGTAGGCATCAGCATATCCTGAACATCCACTATCATACAGAGCGTCTAGTTCACACTGTTGATTATAGTATGCTTGAGCGTAACCAGAACAATTCTCTGAGTATAATGGATCACTATCACAAGGATCAGAAGCAGATGCAGTTCCATCACTATAACTATACACGTTATTTGTCGCTGACCAACCAGTTACTCTATCATCAGATGTAGAAGATCCAAAATTATATAATGTACCACCTGGATTTGTATATTGATATTGTGTCCATTCGCCTTGTGTAGCATCGCCTATAACACCAATAGTGAAAGCATGGTTTTGTATGTTGATCATTTGATGATACATATCAAAACTACCATCTGGACGAATTTCTAGACCTACTGTATTTCGATTGCTGTTATAATATTCACTTATATTATTCCATTGATATCTTTGGTAATTTTCATTACCCTGTGTGTAAAATCTTCCTTCTGTTGAATTGTCTATCAAGTCTGTCCATAATACAGCAATTGCATAGTTATAAGATGAACTAAGAGTTGAATTGGTGTCTAAATTAATACCACTACAACACCAACGCGTCGTTGGGTTTACAAATTGAACAACACCATTGCTATGCATATAAGACGTGGTATAAGTATTTCCATAGAAAGGAAATGAAAATCCTAGATTTACCTGTGTGTAACCATCGTCGCTGATATTATGTTCAACGATTGTAGGTGCACCGGTAGAGGTGTCAAATGTTTGAGCACTAACGTTATAGGAGCAAAAGCAAACCAAGAATGCCAAGAATGCCGACGCCAAATACTTTAGTTTCATCGTCATCTACTTTGTCTCCATCTAGATCTTTTGATTCTGCATCTGGAACCATTTCGGGGTTTGCATCCCACTGGTCACCGGCTGGTTGTCCAATTTGACCAAGATAAGGACAGGGTGTACCTGCCATTTTCATGGCATCAAACACTCTTCTATCTTGACAGAGAACACTAACAGCGGCGACTTTCATGCCCATATCATAAAGGGTTTTACTCAACTTCAATCTCTCACAATTTGGGTCACGAACAGTGGTCCCTTTACTGAGACCTAAAATCTGTGTTTGTACAGCAGTACTCGCACCTGTAGTGCAAAGATCCATATTATTACTATTAATACTTGGAGAAATAGCACTAGGTGGTGGATTAATCACTATCGTTTTTGTATCAGTGTCAGTAATAACACTACTAGTGCTGCTGCTGGTACTATTACTTGTATTCAAATTGTTGTTATTATTATTTGTAGTAATAGTACTCTGGGCGAATATAGAAGATGAGAACATAAAAACCACAATAAATACCAAAAAAGGTATTGTAGTTTTCATTTTAATATATACCTCCTCGTTTTTCTTATATTTATATTATAGGACTTTTAGAATGCTCACAATAAAAACTTTATTAACATCTTTTATGTTATGGATGAATGCTCATACAGGGTTGACAATACCTCATTTACCAGATATAATGTTAAAAGATGAAGAACAGTTATTTCATATGGTTTATCCAGGGGTGAAATATGAAGGTCCAGAGAAATCAGTAAATGTGATGGGGGTATATATATCTGATACGATATATCTACTAAATGATTTTGATGTGAATGATATATGGGATCAAAGTATATTACTGCACGAACTTGTTCACCACTATCAAGAATATAATAAAATAGAAGATTTGTATGAATGCCCGGAACGAAGAGAATATCATGCTATAATGATTCAGAAAGAGTGGGTGGATCAACAAGGCAAAAATATCTGGGAATATTTAAATCCATTGTGGGTTCTTGGGGAAATGAGTTGTCCTGGATTGATGGGAGATGGCCGAGCACGATGAGAAAACTGCCTGGCCATGCAGGATACGTC